CAGGTGCATCTACATCTCTAAACTCACCAGGTTGTAATGGTTGTGCATCATCTCTAATTCTTATACCTCTAGTTTTAAAACCTGCTGGTAAGTTTGCTAAAGTTCCTGCATCTAATAATTGTCTTAATGCAGAAGTTGCAGTTCTAGTTAAACCACCAATCATGTGAATTAATCCAAAGCCATAAAAACCTGTACCTGGTAAAAATTTATATTGTACAAAGTATTTTATTTTTTCTTTTGTAGGATCATCTGCTGTATAATTTCTTCTAATAGATAAAATTTCATTAGTAGATTCTAAAATAGTTACAATGTAGGGAAGTTTAATTGCTGTTGGCTCACCATCTGGACCCATATCTTCAAAACCCTCTAAATCTAAATCAACATGCATTTCTAAAAGTACAAATTGATCTTGTTGGTTTCCGTCTTTAGAAATTCCTTCTAATCTCATCTCTGCATCTTTAACTTGATTTTCTACAACAGGTGGTTGACCTAATTCTACGTCTTTATAAAAACCAGAAACTTGTTGTTTTCTAATTTCATTTTCTGTCATTCTTAAAACATGAACAATTGCCTCTGCGTCTTCTAATGAGTTAGCAGAATAAGGTACAATTAAATCATCTGCTTGTACAAATTTAGAAACAGCTCTACCTAAAAGGTCGTCATAATAAACTTTCTTAAAGGTAGAACCTGAGAGGGGTAGATAAAAAAGCATTTGATCAAATTCAGGTTCATACTCTGGCATTTGATCCATGATTTGATAATTCATAAAATCTTTTACTCTATGTGCTTGGTCTTGTTTTTCATTAGTCACATCTCCTAAAATTTGTGCACGTACTGGACCATCTGCTGGTAATAATTCTTTGTAAGCTTGCGCTTGAAACTGTGTTACCGCTTCAGCAAGAACAGGATGGTTAACACCACTTGCTCCTCTAAAAGGTTGTGTTCTTCTTTCGTATTTAAAACCTAAAAGTTCTAAACCTTCTCTGTAAGTATCTTCCCAGTCACCTCTAGACTGTTTGTATTCTGTATATTGATCAAATAAAGTTGTACCCAGCTCTGCTAGGTATTGATCATCCATAACTTCTGCTAAGTTAGAAAAATGATTTTCAGTTTGTAATGCTTCTGTGGCGTTGGGATCAAAATTTATTTCTGCTCCACCTTCTTCATCCATAGTTACATTTGCCTGGCCTTCTTGTGTAGGAACGTCAGCTTCTGCAACGTTAACTTCTTGTTCTACAAAAGCTTCGTCAGTAACTGTTTCGTTGGGTAATGCGTCTTCTATTTTAGCCATATCTCTTTCCTGTTAATTATTGTACACCTTTGACCGACAATATACCTGATAATTGTTCATCTGGCAAGTAATCCTCTATATTCTGATATGTAGCTCTTTCTCCTTGCGTAAGAAATTGTTTTGCTTTACTTGGAACTTCTTCTAAAAAAGTTTCAATTCCTAATCTTCTTTTATTAGCTCTTTTTATCATTTCTTCAGCATCATCATAATCTGTCATAGCTCTTAATGCTAAAGGAATATTGACTGCCTTTCCAATAGCAGGATCTTTTAATAAATATGATCCAGCACTTGCTGCAGCATCATATACAGGAACTCCTGCTGCTAACGATAAAGCAAATTCTGCAGGAGCTAATGCTAAAGCACTTCCTGGAAATTTAGAACTAAATTTTTGTATTACAGGTTTACTACTTCTAAATTTTTCATTAAAGTTATCAAACTTTTCTTTTAAAGTAGCTTTTTCGGGTCTTTCAATTTTATCAGCAGTTGTAACACCTTCAATTTTTTTTAAATCACTTACAGTAGATTTCTTTTTTATTAGTTCTCTATATTTTCTAAGATCATTTTTACTTAATTTTTCAATTAATGTTCTATTTTGTGGATCTATAGAAAACTTTTTATAATCTCCACCAATAGCTTCTCCTACTATTACTTTGTTGTTTTCTGCCATAGATAATGTTCTCCAGTTTAATAAACCTTCGTTTCCTGGATTATTGGTATTATACCGAGTTATTATTTTTGTAGCTCTTTCATTTAAATCATTATTTTTTGTATTAAATTCTTCTATTGTTATTTTATTTGCTATTTTATCTTTTATTACTTGTTGTCGTTCTTTTACTAAAGATTTTAAATCTTTATTATAAGACTGCATTGCAGCATTTGTTTTATCGTCTAGAATTGCAAAATCTTTTCCTCTGGCTTTTACATACTCATCTCCTAATGGAAATAAATGGTGAAGAGGAGATGTTTTAGTTGCACTTAATCTTTTGCCACCTTGTGTAATAAGTTCATCAGCTATTCTGTTTAATTTATTTATATCTCTTTCTTGTGGACTTAATTTGTAATATTCTAAATCCATAGCTTTTTTAAAACGATCTATAACTGTTCTAACACTACTCGGAGAATAAATACCTTTAAAATATTTATTGTATATATCTTCATTTGTTAAAACTCCTGCAGCAACTGCTTTAGTAGAACGTTTTCCTAAGTCATATCTTTTAGTTAAGTCTTTTACAAATTCTTTTTGTTTTGCAGGATCCGCAAACACTACTTTACCTTGAATCATTTTAACTGTCTCACCTTTTTTAATCATGTTTTGTCTAATCTTATCCTCTGTAATTCCTTTACCATCTTTTCCAACAGCATCTGTAATAGCTTTGTCTTTTCTTCCTAACTTTCTAGCTTCATCTTCACTAGGCATTCTATTATTTTGTTTTATAAATGATTTAAATTTTTCTAATCTTCTTTTTAAATTACCTCTTTGATCTGAAGTTATATCTCTAATAGATTTACCATGTTTTTTTAAAGATTCAGAATCAACTAAAGCTTGACCAAAATCTGTATATAATTTTTGAATCATAGCTTCTTTAAGAACTTGACCACCTTTATTATACCCCTGTCTCATAGCCTCTTTGACTGCTTCGCCAAACTCGTAGCCATCATCCATGAGCTCGTTTACTTTTGCACTGAATGCTTTCTCAGCAGAACCGTTAGTCGATCCGCCGTCCGAGAATGTTTTTCTATATCCTAAAAAAACTTCCGGCTTTTGAGTGTCAATATTATATTTAGCATAACCACCCAAACCTTCTTTGTCTTTATTAATACCTACACCGATTTTTCTATCTATATAACTTGGTGCGTCTTCTAAAAAAATTTGATTGTCTTTGTATTCTATGTTGTCTCTAAATTTATTGTATTTACCATCCATTAAAAAATCTACGTTGTTTGTAATAGGAATCTCCGCACTACCTTCTAGGTTAATTATTTCTTTATCAGAGGTAATGCCTGGCGGTGCGCCGGCAATTTGTTTTTTACCAGTTTTACTACCTGATCCGGTAACTTTAACTTTTGTTTTGCCTAAATTTTCTATGATGTCTGTAAATAGCGTTTCTGCCATTATCTTCTCCGTAGACTAACAATGCCGCCGTCGAAATAACTTTTAAATCTACTTCCGCCTTTACCCATAAGACCACCGTCTTTTCTAGGACCTTTTCCAGTTCCCGTGTTCCGTTTTTCAAAAGCCATACCTTTACCTGTGAAATGTTTTCTTCCTATGTCACTTAATTCTTTGTCGGTGTAGTCTCGGCCTGGATCAGGTGTCCATGTACCAGTTTGTTTCTTTTTAGCTTCTTCTTCCAACTTCTTTTTAATTTCTTCTTTTTTAATTTCATCTAACATTATTTTATGTTCGTCCATTAGTTTTTGTCTAGATTTTTTAGCAGCTAAAAAATCTTTCATAGTTTTAAAATCTCCAAGTTTA